TTGATGATGGCAATGCACAACATATTTCCCCTTAAATCCTTTAAACGCTTTCCTGCATGCTGCCGCCTCTTTTTTAATGCTTTTTAGTTTCATAAATCCTCCTTTGGCTATGCCTTTATTACTTTTACTTTCTCTTTCTTAATTCAATTTCTAATTCTGTTATTCTTTTATTTTTTAATTCTATTATATCTAAATATTTCATTTCTTTTTCTGCCCTTATAGCCATCAAGTTTAATAAATTAGTTATTATTGTTTGCAAACTTTCCAATAATTGATTCTTTTCAGCGTCAGTCATTTTGTGCCTCCATTGGATTAAAATCGTCTGGACATTCAATAAATTTATGTATGCTTTTTAAAAATTTCACGTTCATATAAAAACTTGCCCCGTGTCGATTCTTTGCTATATCCAGTTTGTATTCACTATCCCCTTCAACTTTATTTAAAAATATTACTAAATCGCTTGCCTGTTCGATTGCGCCGGATTCCCGAAGGTCTGAAAGCTCATAGCGTCTTTGGTGTTTCTTTTCCCCGCTCCAGTCAACTTTTTTCCCGTCATGTATTTCCGCATTCCGGTTTGTTTGCGCTACTGCAAGGACAAGACAATCAAGGCTCTTTGCTAAATTCTTTAATCCATAAGCAAAAGAGGCAACTTCCCTTTCCCTGGATTCCGGCTTGTCCGATTCCGTTATAAGCTGTAAATAATCCACTACTACCACATCAAGCCTTTTCTTATCCCGCTTTAATTCATTACTTAACGCCTTTGCGCTTGCAACAAGACCGTATATTGTTTGCGGTTTATCGTCAATGTAAAGCTGGTATTTAAGTATTTGTTCGTATGCCTTTTGTCTTTGTTCTTTTTTCTTTTCGTCAATCTCAAAGTCCGCAAGATTTGAATTTACATTTGCCTTGAACGCAAGCAACCGTTTTTGTATTTCCTGCCATGACTGCTCCAACGAATAAAAGCATACCACATTGTCAAGCATTAAAAAATTTGCGGTAAAATTTATTGCTAAGGCCGTCTTTCCTTTCCCCGCGCCGCTTGCAAGCGTTATCATATTTCCTCTGTGAAATCCTTTGAGTAAATTATCTATCTTATTAAATCCGGTCAAGAAGCCCGTCTTTTTTCCGGCGTTAACCTCTTTTAAAATCTCTTCTATGGTATCTTTGCTGTCAACCATTTCGTCTAATACATCTCGTTTTATATTATTTCTGATAGTATCAAAATCGTTTAATGTTTTTTCAATGTCATTATTTTCGCTTAATTCAAGTCCGGCGTTTTTTATAGCCTCGGAAATTTTTCTAATATCAGAAATTTTTTTAATATAGACTATATAATCACAAAGATATTCTATTGTCGGCATTGATTCCGCCAACCCCGAAAGATAGCTTGTTGAAATATTAGGATTTTGCAGTTCCTGAAATACAGTTATATAGTCAATATTTATTCCCCTGCTGTCAAGGTCTATGACTGCTTTTAATATATCTCTGTAATTCCTATTTTGAAAGTCCTCCGGCGTAAGTGTCTTTAAAATAATAGGCAAAGACTTTTCAGCGTCTACAAGTAAGCAACCTATTATTGACTGTTCGTTTACCTCAATTGCCCTGTTCATTGAGTTCCTCCGCCATTTTCATTTCTTTTTCTGTATCTGCTTTTGTATCACTTGCGGTTTTCCAGTTGTCTTTTTGAATTGGTTTTTTATTTTTATCAATATAATTTCCCTCTACTACCTTACGCCAATTTGTATCATTCTTAATTATCCAGTCAAAAGTAAACCAATTTCCTTCTTTTAAAAAATCACTTGAACTGTCAGCCGCTTGCATTAATTTTTCAAAATCAAAATCTTTATTGGAAAATCTTATTTTAATTTTATTTTTTCTATCATCATTGAGTTTTGAAACCTTTTTTCGCCAAGTGGAATTATTCCATAATACAAGAATTTTATTATATTCTATCTTATTATATTCTATGTCATTTGACCCACCGTGTATACACGGTGTTATAATTTCATGTTTTTCAAGAAATTCCTTTATAAATATAGTAGAATTAGCAACAACATTTCTAAAACCTATATCTATGGATTCGTTGTTTTGAACGTTGTATTTTTTTCTATTTTTAAAGCATATCCAACCCTCTTTATATAAAACTTTAGTATCTGTTTCAAATTTTAATAATATTTCTTTTATTCTTTTTTCGGGAATTTTTTTGTTATGCCCTGCAATTTCATCAAAAGAAATTTGATAAATACCGAAAATATTAGAAGCCGGACACGTTAATAAATAAAAGAAAAGTCTGCTTTCGTCTAATAAAAGGGATTGATAATAAGGGTCTCGCCACATTTGACTATCTATTTGTGCTTTTGGCATATCATTCTCCATTGTCCATCGCCTTTTAAAAATAAAAGAGAGAGCGAGGCAGGAGTAATCAAATGCTCACGATCAGGTGGGCTATCTAAAAACGTCCTCGCTCTCTTATTTGTTTGATTTCCGTGATACATTTAATTACTCCCTTTTTCTACACTTCAAGTATACAAAATTTTTAAAAAACTGTCAAGGGAAATCGTAAACTATTTTCGCCTCATTTCATAAAGCATGTTGTTATAGTCAATATCGCAGCCGACAGCCAGTATACGACACGGCAAAAGTCCTTATTCCAACCATAGCACACCGCATATACCAGATTCAACAGCACCGATAAAAACGGTAAATACTTATACATAACCTCACCTCATAGTTTATGATTCCGCCGGAGTTTTATTCCGGCTTTGTTTACTTAAATTAAATAGCTTTTAATATTTTTGTATCTGTATTTTTTTACATGTTTTTGGGCCGCTCAAATTCGCCCTAAAAGGCTCTACCATACACGGGCAAAGGGCTATATCATTTTTATCGGCAATAATCCTTCCTTTACAAAATCCTGCCATAGTTTCAAAAATTCAGGGCTGTAAATGCTGAAATATTTATTGCCTTTATATTCTTTATATGTGAAATGATTTGTTGTTAATTTACTCTTTGCCTTTACAAAATCGGAAAACACGTCAAAGCAGCCGCCGACCTCAATATTGTTTGCTGTCCCATCTATCAAATCGCTGTATATCTCTATCCTATGGCCTGACTGTACTGACTTTGCGTGTATCATGTTATTGCGCCGCTAACTTAACACGTTCTTTTAACTCTGCAATAAACTTTTCAAGAATATCTTTTGGCATATCATAAAAACTTTTATATTCTTTACCAAAAATATCCTTGCTTGTCGCCTTGAATGCTACTAATCTCCCTGCCTTATCTAATCCAGGGCTTAATGTTTTTAATAAAGCAAAGCCTTCGTCTATCAGTTTATTCAAGTCTTGTTTGGGAACTGCGGCGTTGCCATCATCATCATCTTCAGTAACTATACCAAGTAATGCGCTTAAAGCGTATTTACGGGCATAAGTAACGGCACCTCCAAAGTCCTGCGGGTTTTTGTCCGTTTTGGAAACAATAGGGAAATTGCTTTCGATTGATTCCCCTGATACATGAGTTAATATCGTTATAACCTCTTGCCCCCTGACTGGCTGATTGATTATAAACCCGTTTGCGTGTAAAACAGGCCTTACAGCTTCCCAAATTGCTCCAAGTGTAGCATAATCCGAATGAAAAAATGGATTCTCAGCATCTTTCTTTACTGGCTTTAATTCTGATTGCAATTTCAATAAAGCATTAAACATTTCAGTTTTCATAAAAGCACACTCCCTTTGCCGTTATAGGCTAAAATATTTTCTTATCAAATAAAATCTTGTCCATTGTTGTTTTAATTTCTGATTCCTCTTTCGTAATGCCAAAGACAGCCTTTGTTTCTTCTTTCCCTTCATAAAAATACATTGGATTCCCTTTTTCATCTCGGCTATTGCATTTATAATTGGCATAACACGCACTTGCTTTACAGCCTTCTTTTGTATCAAATTTACAAACGTCTTCTTTTTTGACTGCATTTTCTAATAGCTTGTTTTCGTTTTCTAAAGAATATTCAAATAATTTGATGTTGTCCATAAATCATCACCTCCCCATATTTTTAAGTATGCCTGTTCGATAATGGCTCGTGCAGTTTCATAATCAAGCCTGCGCCTTCTTCTGCCGTCTTTCATATTGCCTTTAAACGGAGACAACAACACGTCATTAGTTGTTGAACGGAAATTTTCTAATATGCTATTGCTTTCAGAAATAAAATTGTTAAAGATTGAATTGTTGTCAATGGGCGTTTTAATAATGGTAATCAGTCGGGAGCTTTCTTTTATCCCCTTTAAATCGTAATCTAGTTCGTCTTTTTTCATAAACCGTATAGTCTTGCTAGGGTTGGTTGTGTCAACGGCTCTTAATGCCAGATTACCTTTAATATTATTAAACTCAATTTTAACATTTTTGTTTGGTTTTAATCGCAAATTTTCAAAATATCCAAAAGTATTTAAATACTTTTCATTTTTATACACCTTAATTTTATCAAAAGATTTTACTTTGCCGTCAAAACAAGCAACACAAACAGGAGTTTCGGTATCATTAAAACAATTCTCTTCCAAAATAGTAATTGAATGAAGTTTAAATTTATTTTTGAAACTGCTGTTAATAAAAGTTTCTGGTATTATTGCCACAACGTAATCTTGGGCGTTCAACATCTTGTCTAACGCTATCATATAAATATCTTCATATTTTGTGTCATCAAAATATTTTGATACCTTATCATAAACGCCTTTTCTTTTTGCGCTGTAATTTGTTAGATAGGGCGGGTTAGTTATTATTATAGCGTTCTCTACCTTGGGAATACTTACAAGGCTATCGTTCTTCTCGTATTCCGGAAGGGGTTCAATATCTAAACCTTTTGTTTTTTTAAATCCTAAATCACACGCAACTTTTAACAAGTCTCCGTTCCCTACAAATGGATCATACGCAATCTTACACTTACAACTTGCAATAAACTCCTGTATGTGTTTCTTCAGCCAATAGTCTTTTTTTGTATAAAATTGGCCTAAAACCGCTTTTTTCATTCATTGCTCCTCTTTGTTTGTTTACTGCATGCCGGGCAATTGTATTTGAACAACGTCCGTAGGGTCTTTATAAAACACCCAGACTTGTGCGGCTTTTGACCCTCTTTTTTTCTTAAATCTATTGCGTCAACTATACTTGCGCTTGCATGTGAAAACCCACAAATATTTAATTGATGATACATTTCTTTAAGACGCAAAAAGATTTTCGCTGATTCTTCCCGCTTCATACCAAATTGCTATTACTGCTATTAATAAGATAGCCCATAACAGCCAAAATTTCCAGTTGAAGTCTTTCATAATTGCACCTTTTCTTTTAATTGTACCTCGGCAAACCTGAAATCCTTCTTTGTGCCGTCTTTCATTTCTACTACAAAATATAGTTCCTTGCCTACTTTGCTGTCCACGATCAGCCCCTCTTCTTTTGTCGCTACGATTATCACCGGAACCGGCTCATTCTTTTTTTTCATCTCATAACCATATCCGCCTTTGTGTACCATGATTATCTCCCTTCTGCTTTTATACAGTATTCTGACGTTCTTGTTATTTCATTTTTTGTATTTACATAATAACGCCACGGCAATGACTTCCCCTTCTTTTGTACTATTACCCTTGCTTTCCTTATTGCCATGCTTGCCGTTGTTTCGGCTATCTGTTGATGGCAACGGTCAATGCAATATTTATGTATTTCAAATAGAGTGTACCATTTCCCGTCCTCTAATAATTCTAATACAGCGTCTATTACTGTCGGACAAAACAAGGATGGCTGCGTCATTTGGACACCTTATATAATACAGTCTTTATTGCCTGACGCACCCATGCGCTTACCGGCACTCCTATCCTTTCACACTCACTTTTTAAATCGGTTAACAACTCCGGCTTCATCTTTATTGCTATTGCCTTCGATAGAATAATTCCTTTCGGTCTGCCTGCTTTTACTTTTGCCATTATTTCACCTCTATAATTTTGCTGTTTCAATTTTTGAAATTAAAACCTTTAAATTTTTCCTTTCCGCCTTTCGGCTTTTGATTTTCTTTCCTTCTTTCTAATACAAGTATACAAGAATAATATAAGTTTGTCAAGAAATATTTTAAAATATTTTCATTATTCAAGAATGGGGGTCAATGATAGATTTCACGTTAAAAGGGCTAATCTACGCCCTACGCAAGCCCTGTAAAGCGTGGTATAGGCTGTAGCAGGCAGTCAATCGGCAAAAGAGATGCGGCAGGGCTTTAGGGGGAATGTGGAGGTGGAATATCGCAACGCCTGCCGCCGGTGTCACTTCCATTTCATAGCGTATCTTGCAACTCTTATAAAATAGTTTAATGAATGACCGCCATGATAGCCTTGAATTATTTTTAATATGTTTCCATGATAACGTTGTCTTAAAATTTTTAAATATTTTACGCCTTCCATGATATTAATTTCGGGCTGGTAAAGGTCGAGCCATCCGCCTGTATAAGCACATTCCTTTTTTGCGGTAATTAATGTCATACCCATTAACCCGATTGAAAAATCTTTCATTGAAGGCTCGTAGCGGGAAATTATTACTCGGCAATTGCTTTCAGTTTCGACAATTCCCCATGTCCACATCTCATAACCTTCCATAGATTGCAATTTACATTCATCTTTAATAATTATTTTTATATCTTTCACTGTATAGGCAAGTAAAGACTGCGCCAAAAAAAGCAGAAAAAAGAAACTAAGGAATGTAAAGCGTTTCAAGTTAATATCCTTTTATTTTTTATCATGCCAGGAATAATATAAGGCGTCCTGCTTGCGTTTGGTGTTGGAGTTATATAAATTGTCGGCGTAAAAACCGGCGTATTAGTTTTTGTCGGTTCCGGTGTTTTTGTCGGCGTCCAAGTCGAGCCTACTACATAAGCGCTTCCGACTGATGTCGGTGTCATTGTAAAGGATAAATTAGGAGTTGGTGTTTGAGATAAAATTACAATTTCCGTTTGTGTAAATCCGGCAATTGCCGTAAGTTGGGCATTTATAATTGCCGTTGATGTTTGATTAACTATTGCCGTCAAAGTTAGATTTGGTGTAATTGTAAATGTCGGCGTTGCCGTTGGTGTCCCCGTTGGTGTTGGCGTTAATATTCCGCAACTTGCGAACTGTGCAAATGTACCGTTGTAAACACTATATCCTATTGCGCCACCCGGATAAACACCATAAGGCCCGTTGGCGTTATCAGTACCATCATAAAATAAATATGTTTGTCCGTTATATTCACAAATGCTTGCGTCAACAGCCTGGTTATTGTCATTAAGCCCGAACATGTGTTGCGTCCATGAAACAAGAGGGTTGACATCAAACACATACCAGTTAAATAAGTCATTGCTTTCGGCCATATAAAGATTTGTATTCATTCCCAAACCGTAAAAAGTATAATAAATGCCATTATATTCCATTGTTGCCCTACCGCCCTGTGTTATCCTTCCACTTGTCAACGGAATATAAGACCCGTTATACATTACAAGCCCGACAAGCGTTTCCTGTGAGGCTGGATAAAATTGAGTGGCATTTCCACTCGTATCGTCCATCAACCATAATGCGTAAGGATAATTATATGGGCCGGGACATTGATTTGCTATAATTTCCGCTATGCCGTGATATTTCCCATCGCTTCCTAAAAATATTCCTATGCCGTCCGATTCACCGCCAGATCCCGTACATGGCGGCTGAAAATATGAAATCTGAAAAACAGGATTTAAAGGATAACCGACAAGAGTATAATTATATCCATCTACTGACGTAGCGTAATAAACCATTTTGTGAAGTTCATCTGAAAAATAAATCCTGTATTCGCTGCCGATATGCAACTGGCTTGACTGCCCGCAAGCATTCGGCTCGCCAAGTGCCCCGCCACCGATTATACTGCCGTATCGTGTCCAGTTTATTCCATCGCTTGATGTCGCAAGGCAAATTGTTTCAACCCCGCCGTTTAAATAAAAGGCATTGCCGGTATAAGTCATGTGTAAAAGTCCATCTGGGCCGACAATAACGTTTGGCTCAACAACCGAACCTGCGCTCCCGCCTTCAAATGTTGTAGTTGGAACTAATACCGGCGTCTGATTCTGCACAAAGGAATTAACCTGCCACGGCGTATTACATATCATTGGGGGTACTCCTGGGGTCGGCGTATAACTTGAAATAACCCAGATTTGAGTCGCGTTATATGTTTGTGTTACTGTCCGCGTAAAAGTTGGTGTCATTGAAAATGTTGGAGTTAAACTTTCAACGGCATAAAAACACCCGCAGGCCGTCTGGTTTGCTTGAAGTATTGCGATATTGGTTTCGTCTGCCGCCTGTGTTTGGTTTGGCGTTGCCGTCCATGCTGTTTCAGTGCCGATTTGTTGCAATGTAGCCAATATATTCGGCTGTGTTGGTGTCCATGTCGGAGTATAAACCGGCGTATTTGTATATGTAGGGCTATTTGTAAAAGTCGGACTCCATGTTGGAGTATTTGTAAAAGTAAACGTGGGCGAAGGCACAACCGGAGTAATTTCAACGCCCGCATAATTTGTTGTAGAAAATATTATTGAATTGTAATAAGCATTTGAATAATTGCCGGAAGTATAGGCATTATAATATTGTCCCCACTCATAATAAGTTGCTATATTCCCCGGTAAGTGTACATTTGTATCTGTTGCCTTTAAACTGCTATCAACATAAATTAAACATTCCCCGCTGCTTCCTGTATCATAACACAAGTCTATTGTATGCCATGCGTCCCGGCTAAAAGCAATACTGACCTGTCTATTATTCTGGGAGTCATCATAATATAAAGTTCCCGAATAAAAATATAACCGAAATTCCATATAAGAATCTTCAAACAATTCGCTGTTTACCGGCTGCCCGGAAGATACTACTAATACTGATAATTGAATTGTGCGGTATGGAGTGCTATCAAGTGCCGCTGAAATGCCATATTCATTATTCCCATTTATCAATCCGAAGGATTGAGTTATCCCCGAACATATTCCAGTAAAGTAATAAGATGAATTCCAGTTTGAGCTGATAGTATATGTTTGAGAACCGCTGCCGTCATTTGTTGTGCTGCCATTTAATTCAAGAACAGTTTTACAATCACTTGAAAAAGTACATAATGAGGCAAAAAGATATACTGGCAATAAGCTAAAAAAAAACCAAAATATAATTTTTTTCATTAACTTAATGCCCTAACTTCTGGATTTCTATTTGAGTAATTGCGTTTAAGACCGCCGCTGTGTATGTATCAGAACTTGGACTTGACGGGGCTGCTGGCTCATTTATGACCGTAGCTATTGCTACCACTAACCCCGAAATTTGGCTGTCAAGCAACGGAGTAGGTGTTAATGTGGGAGTATTTGTTACACTTACAATCGGGGTTGCCGTTAAAGTAATGGTCAATGTAGGTGTCCATGAGGTCATGCCTATTATATATGTCCAGGTTGCGTTGGGTGTTGAAGTATAAGACGGAGTAAATGTATTTGTACCCGTGAAAGTATTTGTAAAGGTATTTGTCGGCGTTGAAGTAAAAGAAGCCGTGGGGGTTTGTGTTTCTGAAATCAAATTTATTATATACGTCCATGTAGCTTGCGGCGTAAAAACAGTTGTAGCCGTTAATGCCGGTGTCGGGGTATCTGTAAAAGTATCGAAAGCTATTTGAGTATTAAAAGCATTGACAATATTTGTGCTTGTAGCGTTTGGAGTTATTGTTAATGTAAAAGTCGGGGTGTAAGTAAAAGTAAATGTATATGTTGCAGTCAATGGCGGAGTTGGTGTCATTGTCAATGTAGTAATATATACTATTGTCGTTCCTGCCGCAAGCGGTGTTGTTATTGCTGTTAATGTTAAATTTGGTGTCGGCGTTAATGTCTGAATAAATGTTGCCGTTGTCGCAAGGCTGTTATATTGCCCCTGTATCGGTGTTTGAGTATTAAAAGCGTTTTGTAATGGAGTAGCCGCAAAAGTCTGTGTTGCCTGTCCTGCCGTTATCCCTATTGTCGCCGTTTGATTTGGTGTTGCCGTTAACGCAGCGTTTACTTCCATAAGTATTACAGATGATATTTTAGTTGAACCTACTATCCATGAAAAACTTTCTGAAGTTCCGGCGGCTGGCCCTGTTTCGTAACCATCAGAAAAACCTATAACCGCTGAGGACGCCGGCCATGTCAGTCCATTTATCTGCGTTTCGCCTGCTGTATATGTCTGTGGCATATAAGCCGTTGAAGCGGTATCCATCCCCACTGAATAAAACATACTGCTTGCCTGCTGCGCTGTAATTGCGTTGGCCCACGTCAAAGCAGTTGCGTTATATTGATAAGCACACTGACCGATTTGTGTTGCCGCGCTCCATCCCGTTGCGTCTTCTACCCAAGTATAAGAGCCTGCCATAGTCCATGTTAAAGTATACGCCGAACCTGTTGGCGGGTATTGCATATACCATACACTCATGCCGCCGACAGTATTATTATATTGTCCAAATTCAGTTAAAGCAACGCTATTAAACTTAACGGTTAAAGCTTGTTGAGTTGCAGCGCTTGAACTTGTTGCAATAGTTACGATAAGCAAAGTTGTAGAAGCGTTGAGGTTGATGCTTTCCCCGCCTGTGGCAACTCCCGTTCCGCTTGTTTGTGCTTTTTGGACATAACCAGGCTGTGCATATAATGCCTGCGCCGATAATAATATCAGCGCAATAAATAAAAATTTTTTCATGTTAAACAAAAACCTTTATCGCGTCTGCCTGCGTAATACCCCATGTGTCCCAAATTATCCAGCCATTTTGTTTATTGACTACCTGATTAGTAAGATATACTCCTATATCTCCGGGACTTGTAAGTTCCGCTTTTTTTTGTGATATAGGAATATTCTGCGAGGCATATTCCTGTACATCCGCTTCGCTGCAAAAATCTGTTGCGTTTGAACTATCATCACCACCGACAAGAAAATCAATCACTATTGCCGGATAATTATACGGCTTTCCCTTAAGCCCCTTTGCAAAAGCAATTATACTTACCGCTTGTATTGGAGTTAAGTCCTGCTTGACGTAAATTATCCCCTGTCCGGTTGTCGGGTCTAATTTATCTTCTGTCATTCCCCCGCCCTCAGCTTCTATGGTGTCAAGTCCACCACAAGACAAAGCGGCATGATTAGCCCATTCTTGTGTAATTTTTCTTATAGCCCCTTCTACAAATCCCTTCCCACGCTCAATTATAACTGCCGCAGGCGGGATATTTGTACTATTAAGCGTCTTTGCTGTATAACAGGCTTGTATGTCCTTGCCCGTGCAACCTGTCCAAAGTTTTTTAAAGAAATTCCCAAATCCTGTAAAAAAAGGAATTGTCATAATTCACCTCTAATTTATTTTGGTGTCTCTGTTGAAACCGGAGCTTGCGGCGTTGGCTGTGTTGCCGGAGTTGGGTTTTCAATCTCTTCAATCAAAGCCGCTACCTTTTTAAGCAATGGATTTCCCGCTATAAAATCCGCTTCCGGCGTTCCCGGAGTAATAGCCTGTTTTACTTCTGTAGCAAGAACGTGCTTTAAAAGAATTAATAATAATTCTTGTATCATTCTAATCACCTGCCTTTAAAAGTAAGTTCATTCCTGTTTTTATCCACTTCATTTAAAAACTTTTTTTCCTTATGCCTTTGCCATATTGACCTTATAAAAATAGCCGCCAATATGGCCAATAACCAAATACCGACTAATAGAAAACATTCGGCGTAAGGATTCATACTACCACACGGCATTCCACACTATAATTACGCTCATACTTGCCGAAGTTGTTATACCCGAATAAATAAGCTGCACAACCTCGTTTGTAGCGTAAGTTGTATTTGGATAAAAAGTTGGCGGAGTTTTGTTTGTAGCCGCGTTCAAAACTGCCGCTGTAATTGAGTTTGTCCCGCCCTGTACCGTTATGGTTCCCGTACTTGATGAAGTTGCCATAAAGATACTCAATACTTTGACTTTCATCCCCGCCGGTGGAGTAATACTGTTATAAGTTATTGTAGCTGTTGAAACCGCCGTTGCCGAAAATACTACCGTATAAGGTACAATGGTATTTACCGGAGTTGGGGAAGCTACAACAATATTGTACTGTGGCCCTAAAATTGGAAGTTCGCTTGTTAAAGTCGTGCTGTCGGCGTTCGCGTAAAAATTCCAAATGTCAAGATTTGAGGCAAGCGAACTATTGCCGGAAAATACCCACGTCAAATGCTGTCCTGCGCCTGCCGTTGGGATTGCTATAACCATGCCATAATTAGTATATGATTTTGTACCGACAACTTGTGTCGGGCCTGCCACCGCGATATAACCAGGTGTTGCTGTTGCCTGTGGTGTGCCATTTACAGCGAGGTTGTTCCAATAAATATTCGGCCTTGTTATTTCTACTGCTCCAGCCTGTACACTTACAGGAAAATATCCAATAAATGTAAATGCCTGTATTGTATTTGGAAGTGGAGTTAAAGCGGGCGGATTTTGTGAACTTAAAACAAAATCACTGTAGGGGCTGTTGGCATAAACTTTAGGAAGCCCTGCATTTGCGATTGTTTGGCTTAACGTCGCCGCTTTTACGCTGCTGTAATGATTATCTTTTATTACAAACGTAAAACTTTGATTTGTTACAGAAGCCGGTATCGTAATTCCATAATAAGTAAAAACTACGGTATCATTTGCGACTGCCGATAAGGTCAATCCTGCCCCGCCGCCATAATTGATTATTTTCAATCCACTATTCGCGCCGGTTGTAGAAGCTGTCATTGACAAATTTCCATATTTAACGGTACCACTTACAAATTTAGGGAAACCCTGCGGTGTATAAAGATACATTTCGCCATTTACATAAGTACCTTTTACTGTAATAGTAATAGAAATAAATGAGCAATACTGTCCGCCGCCCACGATTGCCGGATATATTGATACAGTATCGGTAACAATCGGTGTTGCCGTAATTGCCGCGACTGCCGTCCCTGTTGCGACTATTGCGGTTTTAGTTCCCGCGATTGCCGTTTTTACTGCATTGGCGCTTGCCGTTGCTGTCGCCCATTTTCCGGCAATGCTTGTTTTTGTTGTGTTTGGCGTAGTGGTTATTGTAAATGTCGGAGTTATAGTATAACTTGACGCTACATAAGTACCAGTAACCTGCGCCGTAAGTGTCGCAATATATGCTGCTGTTGTAGTAGCAACTGCGGCATTTGTCGCAGAAGCATTTGCAGTCGCAACAGCCGCGTTTGTAGCGGAAGCCCCCGCCGTTTGTGTCGCTATTACGGCAATTTGCGTTTGAATAGCAACAATAGTTTGACTTGCTGCCGCCGTTTGTGTTGCGGCAACAGAAGTTAAAATTGCGTTTGCCGTTGATGTCTGTGCAATCTGTGTCAAAGTCGGATCGCCCCACAAATTAGCGCATTTGTGGCAAATTAAATTGTAAATTGTAAAACACAAAATCACTCCTAAAAATACTCCTAAAATCCTTTTCATTTTCATTGTAAAGCCTCCTGTAATTTAGTTTTATGTATAGGCATTATATTACAATATTGATTAAAAATCAATATATTATCCATTATTTCACCGCCGGAACCGCCGGAACCGGAATTAAATAAATTCCGTTTTGTTGCTTTAGTTCTGTCCATAATGAAAAGTCCGAAACGCTTAAATGTATCCATGTGTCTGTAAAAGCCTCTATGCCCGAAACGCCGAGTTTTAATAAATCCATGCAATATTTATTTAAAATGTCCTGTTGTACCTGTGAAACTGAAACCCCGTTAACATTGAAGTCAACTGCCCGCCCGAACGAATGGCAGGAATGTTCAATAAAATCTGGGTCAGGTGGAGTGTTAATATTGCACAAATCAAATGCCGGAATATTAGCAACCGAACCATAGGGACGTAAACATCTCCTATCAAAATCCCCGCCAACGTGCCAATCATTAATTATTATCTGTACCCCATATACATTTCTTAAATACTGCATAATCGGTGGAATTCTGTAATCAATAAATCTCATTGCTTTCGCGCCCCAAAGACTATATACTGATTTTGGGATAAATTCCTGCTCTAAAAAGTTTTCCGCTCCGTTCATAAATCACCTCTTTAAAAAGATATCATAAATAACACTTATAGCCATCACAACAATCCCAATAACTGTTATAAGCTGTCCAATCGTCCATTCTCTTTTTTGTTCTCGTTTTTCATATGTTTCCCTCATTTCTTTAAATCCTGTTTGAATATCTACTTTCACGTCGCCTACCTCCTTTTCTAAATTTCCTATCCTACTGTCATGCCTTATGCCCTGCGGACAATTTTTCATCTCATCTTTGCATACCTGTCGAGCTGCCTCTCTTATTTTGCTTGTCATCATGCCTGCCATACTTTCCCCGTTTTCATTGTCATCTGGCATTTTATTCCACCTGCAATCCTATCCCGTCTATTATATAAGACGATAAACGAGTTTCAAATCCTGTGCAAACATATATATAATTATCATACTTAAAAAAAGTCGAAAGTCCTATTTCGTTATATAAATTAGTAATCTCTAAATTCCTTATTTCCTTATACTCTCTTGAGTAAATCTGGTTTCGCCTGTCCGCGAGTATTTGTAAAGAATCCAAAGACATAAAAATATTTGACAACGAATCAGTAAATATTAAACTGCTTGTACTGCCTATAACTTCATTGGTTAAAATATTAACGGGATTAGAAGTTAATAAACTTAAAGCCGTGTTTTCCGTGCCGTTTGGCGCGGTTGTAGCCGTTAGTTTTGTCTGATTACAGTATATCTCTGTCATACAAGCGGGCTTTGGCCTATTTGTAATCGGGCATGGTTTTTGTGTTTCGGTTATATCAACAGCGTAAGTCGGCCAATAAGTAGGTATAACAAAGAAATTAATTTCAAGCCCATTAAAATATATCCCCACCTGTAAATACTCCAATAGTTTTGTCAATAAATCCATGTCATTGACATCCTGCCCGTTAGAGTTAATCATAATATCTATGCCTGCGAAATTATCCGCTAAACCTACCGCAATAGGGTTAATGGTGTAATAGTTTGGGATTTTCGCAAGCATATTTTGTAAGACCTGGATTAATCTTATAAATGCGTTTGTATATGTAGTATCATTATAAGTTGTTTGATTTTTAGCGAAAAAATTCAAGAACGGTATGCTTTCAATCTCAAAAAATCTTGTTTGTTCGTTATTGACACATTCAGTTTCATATCCCTTAAATATTGGAATACCGGATTTATTCACTTGTATCACATTATCCTCAATTGCGGGGAAAAAAGCGTCCGCATACTCAAAAGGAACTTTCATTGAAATTTTATTAAAATCAACCGTATATTTTTTGAGTATGTTCAAATAAGCCTGTTGTTTAAACCTGCTTAATTGCAAGGTTGAAACAAACTGCCCGTTTAAAATTAAGTCATAGTTTCCTGTCGGCGTTAATGTAATCACGGGTTCACCACGGTATATTTTGAAATATTAAATGCGGGCTGTAAAATAAAATGTAAGTTAATCCCACCGTAAGCATTAAGATAAAATTGCCATTCCTGCGGCTCAAAACTTAACGGACTTGACTTGTCTATTTTGTAATAAGTCCATGTCTGGCCGTAATCCTCACTTATTCCACACACCCATAAAGTCTGATAAACTTCCATAATGGCGGTTTTTAAATTTTCCGATATTCTGCTGTCCTTGCCTGCTGATTTCCAAGTTAAAATTTCATCCTGATTATATCCCGTTGGATTTGCCATATAAGTCCCGTCCACGAGTTTAATGCTTGACGGATTTAGTGCCTCTATCCCGTATTTTACGCTGTTAGGATTTTCTAAAGCCCAAAAATTAGAGCTATAGACATTTCCAGAATTAAGGCTTCCATTAGTATCATAAAATATGTAAGAAGAGAATACTGGCAAAGCATTTATAATTCCCGAATGATTTAAGTTATTCAAATTTCTCGCGCCTATATTTGACTGATTGTCCGAAGCCGCGCCAAAGGCAGATGAATCATTAAAATAACCCATTATCTGCAAGGCGGGATATAAATATACAGGGTCAAGTAATGGAGCGTTGCTTAAATCGCTGGTTCCCTGTGTTAAATAATAATCCGGGTCTGTTAATGGCAATAAGTCATAGTACCGCGTTCCGATATAATTATAACTTGTCTGCATTTCCATAACATAATCACTGATATTATTCAGCATAATAATATTGTTTTGTATTGTGCATATAGTCGAACTATATTGCGGTTGCGCGTAAAATCCCTGGAAAAGCGAAACAACTCCGTAATTATTATTTATTATTGTATTATTTTGTAAATTAACCCCGCTGTTTATTTCAAGCGCCGTATTATTATATTGCATAATACAATTTTGTATATTGCCGATTAATGATTGCGTGGCGCAATTTTCCCTTATACCAATTCCATTTACTCCTATCCTGTTGTTTATTATTTGATTACTGCCTATTGTAGAGTTTAAAACATTAATATTTATATTCTGGCTCAATACTCCTATCAATCCGCCTATTACATTACAATATTGTAAAGTACATGGAGATTGATTTGACGATACTATGACCGAACCCGCAAATCCCTGTAATTGCAAAAACCGATATTGAATCGTTGCCGATCCGCCCGGATTTGATAATTCAGGAGTTAAAAAACAATTATTAAACGCAAAATTCGTATAATTTCTTACGGGAAATTGCTCAATCCCGGAACTTGCAAACCATCCAAAATTATCATCAAGGGGGTCTATAAAAGAAGGATTTCCATTAAAACAAGTTAGAGCATAATACATAGAGCTATATTTACCATTTAATCCTATTAATCCTATGGTAACAAAATCATTATTAGTTGCGCCTATAAGAGTATTATATAAATTTATATTTACATTTCCACCGCCATAAGTCATGGGTTGCCAATTAATAGCATTGTTTTGCATAACAAAATCCTGTATATTGATACTGCTTGTTGTGTCAGAAGAATACACAAATGCTACATTGGTATTATTCACAAATGCATTACCATTTAATGTAAACGTGTTAATAGCCGATATGTCGGAAATCTCAAGTGCCGCCCTTCCATTAAAGGGCTCTTCTGTAAGATTGCCCATTGTAGAAAAAAATAGAGGGCCTCCACTGCAATTATTTATTATATTATTTGAAAAATTAATAGCTCCCCCATTGGAAGTATTTGTTAATTGAATTTTAATAGATGAAGCTATTGCAAAGGGGGAATTTATGTTTGGTGCGTTATAACTTGCTGTTACATTAAAATTATTAATTAAATTTTTAAAATAGTTTTTTTTCATTACAACATTAATTGCCGTTGCTGATGAAGGTGGAGTTAAATTACAATAAAAATTATAACAATAAAATCCATGTGTGTATGAGTTTTGATTTGTGTTTGGGTCTGAATTTATATTATTATCATGCTGATAATTTCCTATATAATAAATATTCGGAAAAGTTGTTATTGAATTAGCATTTATATGCCCCGCTACGTGTAAATATTCGGGCGTTGTTAATGCCGTATAAAAATTAGTATCTATTGCCCCGCCAAAATTTCCATCTATGCACAATCTATTTGTAAAATCATTCATTAGTAATGTTATATTTTCCGAACCTTGCGGGTTTACAGCAGAACTACCCGCATATAAAAAATACGAATAATTATTAGCGGAAGAACCCATTACGGAATTAAATTCTCCATAAAAATTCATCGCATAAGACGCATTGCTTTTGTCTATATAAATAAAATAATTATTTGATGTTTGTCCCTGGAATCCCGTATTATTTTTAACATAAGCATTGCCATAACTTCCAATTTCACATTTTATCATTGTTGTATATTCATTATTTCCAATAAATGTGCAATTTTCAACATAAGCATTTGTAAGTCCATTAAAATCAATTGCTATGCCATTTCCAGAACTATTATTTCCTATGCCTGTAAAGGTGCATTCTTTTAAAAATAATACCCCGGAACCAGAAACGTCTGTTAAAATAAGAACTTCAGTTCCCGTCCCCTGTCCTTGAAATTTTATTCCGTATACATAGCAGCTATAGATCGAATCGGTGATTAAAATATTATTCCCGCCGGTATATTTCCACGTTGGTAAACAATTTTCTGCCGCTTCAATAGTAATATTTTTTGTTGCCGTTAATACTTCATTATAAACATTGCTGTCTATTATCTGTATGCAATCATTCGCGCTTGCCGCCGAGTGTGCCGCCGCTATACTTGTATATGCCGCACCTAAAGGATTTCCTGGCTGATTGCTGACCGTTCTTATGGTTCCCGCCCCACCGGTTGTTTCATAAAAATAATTCCTATAATAATTTCTTGCTCCTATCCGTGTATTATCACAAACTCCGGGAACCCTTGAAATTGTAGGCGTTTCAAGATAATCGGCTTGTATAATTAAATTGCTAAAGGTAGGAACTCCCCCGGTTATTCCGCCTTGATTTCCCGGAATACCTATATCAGTGCCATCTTGATAAACCGGCTTATATATCGCTGAATCAATTATGACAATATTTCCTTTTCCAGTCGCACCGTTTGATATTTGATACATTGCTTGCTCTATCGTAGCAACGGCGGTTTTTCTTGACAAACCATTATTATATTTATCATTGCCAAAATATTGAGATACAAAAATACAGGTTCCCGCCTGCGCTAAATTTGTATAATAAGCGTTTAACACCGTATTTATTCCGCCGTCATCCGTATTTTGCGGCAAAGCGAGCCATGCGTCCTGTAAATATAAGTTCATACTGCATGCTCCGGAGGCTTTTGTTACGGTTAACTGCATTTGTATCATAGTAATAGTTTCCATATCCATTGATTGAAACCCATTATAATAAGTCAACCCTGAAAGGTATGGTATACAGAATTTATTCCATCCAATATTCATTAAAGATGTTACTGTATAATTTGCTGTCGCGTATTTTGAGCCGTTATAAAAAAAGAACTGCATTGTTACACTGTCGGGCGTTGATGTTACATATTCGCCCCGTAAATTCAAAACAAGATTTAATTGCTCGTTTAAGGCGCCATACATACCGGTTCTTGTTATTTGTGAGTAATTATTTTGTGTTGTGCCAAGTGAAGTAAAATCAAATGGCGTTGTAAAATTAATCCAAAATAAACTCTGGCTGTTTTCATGCGCGTTAACTTCCAAACACCGGCCCTGATAGCTGTTTCTATATGCCCTTGAATAATCCCAGAATCCAGATGAAACACCTGATTGCGACAAGAACCATATTTCAAAAGGGTCGCCAGGCGGACGGTCAAAATATGTGAGATGCAAATTAGGAATCTGATTTCCTATAATTGGCAAATAGTCTTTTAATAATAATTGTTCAAAAGATTGATATTGGAGTTGTAATGGCGGCCTTCTAAATGGAGCATTAGGATATGTCATGGATTTATCCTAACTGCTCCGCCAACTGAATCATGCCCTAAAATTCCGCCACGATGTAAGCGCACATGGGCCACAAACCCATCATAAATTTCAGGAAGTATCTGTTTTACACTATGGCCGTCAAGTGCCGATATATTCGGCGCAAAAATTGTCGGCCCTAAGTTCCCACTACTTAATGGCACAACAGCTTCGTCTTTATGCAAAAATGCCATTGTATCGGATGTCGTTATCCCGCCTGATTGCATGTGTGGAATAGACCCCAAAAGTCCCGATAGCCCGCTTGTAATAGGCGAAAGCACGGGCGATAAGGCCGTAGCCATCCCGCCGGTGATTGCATCTATCCCAAGATTGAGCATGTTTTTTAATATCGTTTTCCCCAAATCCTCAAAAGATTTTTTCATATTAAAATTTGTTTCTACTACCTTCGAACCAAAACTCTTAAATGAGCTTGTAAGTTTATCCATAACAACGTCAGTATCTTCAACCGTGGGAATAACGTCTTTATCAAACGCAAGTTTGATATTTCCTGCTACCTGTTTCCATTCTTTCTCGGTTTTTTTCCTGTTTGCTTCGGCCATAGCGTCTATTTTTTTATACATTTCTTCATTTGAGCCTTCGGCCCAGGCTTTTTTCATGGCTTCCTTGCCTTCCAAGCCCAACATCGCTATTGTCCTGTTTATTGAATATAAAACTTTTGGTAATAAATCATCCACTAAAAACTGGAATCCATGTACCAGCCACATTGCTATATCGTTAAGATGTATAGTTTCAGCGAGCTTAACCCATTCATTACCGGTATTAATTAACGCAAGATTAAAATATTTCATAGCCGGAAGTAATTGATTTCCCAACATAGCGAAATCCGTTTGCCATGCCGCGTTGCGTCTTTTTTCAAGGCCTTCTTCTGTCTTGCCATAGTTTTCCATTTCACCGGCGAACTTACGTTGTATTGCAGATAAAGCATCATATCCCGCAGCTACATTATGAAGTTCGGGCGCTATTCTTGTCAACGCCGCCCCGCCTGTTATATATGCCCGCGAAACCAACCTCGCGGACTGCTCCATACTCATATTTTTCGCTATTGACATATCTATTGTAGGTTGTAAGGCCTGCATTGCAAGCTGTGTGCTTCCAAGCCCGGATGTAAGATAAGCCAATCCGTCCCTTAGTTCCACCGCCGTTTTAGTTGATTTTTGCGACATTGTAACAGCAAGGTCGTTCGCGGAATTTATCATTTGTTTTGAGCCGTCAGACGAATCAAGTATCGCGGTATTAAGTTTCGCCATTGAAACTTCTTCAACTTTCGCGGCTTCGGTAACTGCTTTAAACGTTTTTGATATGGCTTCCCATCCGAGATACGCGCCGACTGCGGTTTTGGCAAAACCTATCACGCGCCCCATTGCCGACTCAAACTGTGTAGTTACCGCTCCAACTCGGAATAAAAGGTCATCTTCCATGATTAATGAAACTCCCCTCTTAATTTTGATACAGTTTCATTTATAACCTTATTCCTGTCTTTTTCCTGTTTAGCCTGCTGTAATCCTTTTGTCATTTCGCTTAACATCTTTGTTGCCTCACTCGTTTCACTTTCAACCGGCGTTAAATAAATCGCCGACTGCCTTTGTATTTCGTCAAACTTATCGTATAAAACTTCCGGCAAATCATTTATATTAACTCCATTTTCAATATACCTGTGCAACTGCTCTACCAATAAAATCTCGTTAAGAGCCTTTAATATCTTTCCCGTTTCCCGCGGTGTCATTGCCTTTATTTCTTTTTCTGAATAGCCATGCAAATAATACATTATGTTTGTGATTATTTCCCTTGCCCTCATTCCCTTTTGTTTCGGGAAACCCCTCGCCGTTTCCGGCTGCGCCCCCCTCGGCCAGTACCAATGAAAATCCTATTGTGGCCATGACCTTATTGGCAAGTTCCGTTTCGTTAAATTCCTGTACAGTTGTTTTATTTTTAAAATCCTGTAAAGTTGGATAATCCTTTTTGCCGTTTTCATCAAGCAGTTCATAAGCGAGTTCGCGGAAAAACTTATTGGGCTCTTTTCTTAACGCCGTTATGACATCCCATTCCATGCCGTATTTATCTTCAAAATATTCCTGCACGTCAAGGGTATATGCCCTTAATATATATTCCTTTTCTTTTAAAATTATCTTTTGATTTTCAGCTTTAACCCTAACCGGTACTAATTCCATGGTTCACTCCTTATTTTTCAGGAAGGGGGATTTACTCCCCCTATCCTGAATTATTTTATCATCTGTAGTTGCGCTGACACCTGAATACTTGCGCAATCATGTTCGCCGTCGAATCGTAAAGAGCCGTCAACTTCGGGCTATTAGCCGCCCATGCGAACTCTTTTAACGGTAACTGCAATCCTGAAGGCTGCATGTTAGGAATATGAATCAGATATGATTCACCGTTTCCTTTTTCCTGCGTTGAGCACCATACATCCACTTTAGGGATATATAAATTGCTCATACCAATAACAATCTGTTCGTCCGCTACTCTTGGCGGCATAACGTCAATATATGCCGAATCTCCTGTTGTCATTGCGGGAGTAGCAACGCTTGTAATCGAAAATCCAAGTCCCGTAATGGTTGTAGCCGCGTTTGACAATGTAAACGGGCTGCCGATTACCAATAACGTATTATCCGCGTAAGTCATGGTATTTGTACCCATATTCGCTTCCAAGTCCGTTATTGCGTAAATATCAACAGTGCTTGAACTCATTGCTACGATTATATACCGCCCAACTTTCAAATCTACTGCTGCTGTGATGGCAGTAGACGCAATTCCTTTTGTTACGTCGGTTACGGTATTTGTGGCTCCATTAGTAACAATCGCCTCCGGCGTTCCCAGCGTTCCCGTTGTGTTTGGTGTTACGTTTGTCGTTATGGTCGCGCCGGAAAGTATTTTATACAACGCCGCGTCAAACTGTTTAAACTGCATTGTAACGGTTGACTTAAAATACGCCGGTTCCGCTTCCAGGACAAACTTATTCGCGCCGCCGAACAAATCAACAAGGTCTGCCTCAAACGGGAAGTTTAGTTCCGCTGGTACTTTTAACTGCGCTATAGGGATTTTTGTCTGCTGGTTAGAAAACGTAACCGACTGCACTCCAAAAACTCCTGTTTGTGGTTGTCTTGCCATAATCTCACTTCCTTTTTAATACGCCGCAAAAGACATTTCTAAGAGTATTCCTACCTCACGCCAGGAGGAACCTCTTTTATCTGTTAGCGGCTCTGATTTTAAATCTTTTATTCTTGCCGTATCGCTTCCTAACCCGTAAATAAACCGGAACTCTTCAAACACCTGCCTTAACGCGCTTCTGTATCTCCACGTTTTCGGCGGTGTTGTAAAATCTCCGGCGTCCGTAAACCCGATGGCAACTTTCATTTTCAATGTAACGGACACGCCTCCGCCCAGGCCATCAAGCTCAAAACCTTCTTCCGATATGCATAGCCAACTATTAGAGTTCACCACACTTTCATTGACTATTTCAAAATACCAGAATTCCGGTTGTGGTATGTCGCATATTATAGTTTGTCCATAATTAACCAAATCAGTATCAACACCCATATTCGGGTCTCCCTGCGCTTTTATGGTATTTATATTTGTAATAGCTACCGCAACCCCGTTTACAGGGTCGGCTAATTTCTTTTTAAGTTCCAGGGCAATTGATTCAGCGTCTATCATTTTTAATTTCCTTTAGCTTTATGTACTTGTCTTTTTAAATATTCCACTAAAATTCTATTCCACCGCAACATATTAGATTCAAATATATTCAACCTGCTTTCACCGATAGATTTATTAAACAAAAATTCCCTTCGTGGTAAATGTGTTCTCGGCTGTGAACTGCTTTGGTGAAAAATCCCATAAGGTACTTTTGTACCAAGTACCATTCCCTTATCAGTTATAACCCTGACGGTATCGGAACTGGACGGATTAGTTACGCTGTCTTTTAATCTCCCGCCCCATACAAGTACCGGGTATGCTGGCGGATGCACCTTCGCTTTGTGCATTAAATAATGCGACGTAGTCGGCGGATTGCCGTCAGGTACTGGAGCCAAATCCTGATATAATCCCGGCCCACCCTCCACAAAAAACGCCTGCTCATTGCTTCTATACCAGTCCGAGGCAATGGATAAAAAAGCCGGTTTCATGTTTATTCCCGCTTTAACCATATATTTTATTTTATTTTCAAACTCTGGATAATTTACACACTCACCATAGAAAAAAGATTCACCTACCACATCGTATCTCCTTTTCGAAAAAACCTTCCATTAGTACTATCCGGTTGTGAGGATAGGTTAATATTTACCTCATTAACTCCGCCTGATTGTATTTTATCAATTCTCGGCGCGTGTGAGCTTTCAACCGTGTTTTCAATCTCTACAACCCTATTCGCGTCAACCAATAAAATTTTGTTAAGCATTATATCGTCAAGAATATTCTGGCCCTTTGTAGTCAAGTTTTTCATTCGCGTTAAATCATTTGGGTTGACTACTTCCATCCCGTTCCGTCTTAATATTTCCTGTCCACGTCCAGCTACCAAGTAAGTACAAAGTTCTTTTACCACATTAAACGATTGCGCGTTTATTACAGGGTCAAACGGCGTTAAAAACTTCCGCGCTAAAACTCCCGTTACTCTTGCTTCGGTTTCATCACAAAATGTTTGCAATACGGTTGCGTTCAACGTAGACGCCGGACTTAATATATTTAAGTTTCTAAATTCCGTTTGTATATCTGTTGGCTGTACATATATACTCATAATTCAACTCCTATTATTCCGCCCCGCATTTCTACGGGGCTTCTTTATCGTTTCAGGTCCTTGACCCGTTCTGCTTCGGCGTCTGCCTCTGCTTTTTTCATTTTATCCCAGTCGGCCTTTGACACAATCATTTTGCGTTTGAGCCACGACTTGATATGTAACTTTGTTAAAACTGATTCATCTATCGGGTCTCCAGCAAGTAAAGTTCCAGAAAATATTGGTTCTTTATCGCCATCCTCGTTTTTCTTTACTGCTGTTACAAAAATGTTTTGTATTGCTACATGTGTAACATTTTTCATAATTGGCAGTTTTGAAACGTCTTTCTCTTCATCTTCCGCCGGAGCAACCGGTTCTTTCTTGTCATCTGCTTTTGCCATTGTAAATCCTCCTGTTTTTTTATCAAGGGGAGTGATTAACTCCCCCTGATATTATTGTATTACGCTATAACGCTTGTCATCAAACAAGCGCAAGTGTAATCAAGTATCAAATCCTGATACTTAAATCCTCTAACAAGGTATACGCCCATTTGCGGCATAGTACCCGGCTGTACGAACTCATAGCTAAATTCCGCAAGTCCCTGATCCGGCCCTGCGGGAACCATTGTATAGCCCAAACTCTGCTGAGCCTCGTTTGGTGTCTGTTCTCTGTTCACATAGGCCATTACTATACTGCCCCGCGCCCAGATGTCAGACCTTGAAACTGTCGCTCCTATTTCGTTGGTGTTATACTGTCCTTCAGGTACAAGGACTTCTTTGACATCCAGTATATCCGCCAGCTGCTCGCCTGTAAGTTTATAATTCGCGTTAAACTTACCGAGCCATGCTTTTACGAGGTCGGGATGTCTGCGAAGCCTGTTAAATGCCGGAAACGGTATAATCGCCTGGTTTGGCGGGAATCCGCAACCGGTTGTATTACCGGAACCTGTCCTGACTACATCAATTGCCTGTGAAAAATCCTGTAATGGCGTTGAGTTGGTGTAATCAGTGTACTGAAAAGACGGCGCGAAATTCTGCGTTACCAGCGCTGTTGAATCTAAATTGGCCGCAAGTCCATATTCCCTGTTGACCTTGATAATTGAATCAAGCTGGTTATATGACTTTGACCTTGCGTTTGCGCCGCCGCCTAACTGCTGTAAATCTGTTGGGGACAAATAAACCTGTAATCCCCTGTTTTGCAACTGGTAGTAATCAGTTGCCGTATAACTCAACCGGATTGTAGGAAATCCTGTCGGGCCGAGTTGTAAATCTGACATAATGTATAATGGTGTATTCTGTTTAGGAATACGTCCATAATCCATTTCTGTCTTGACCGCCATAAGGACTTTATCAAAAATCAGCCCCTTTGGCATATAACCTTCCAGCAAACCTGTGTGGTACGGGTCGGCTATGGTTACGTCTGACATTCCCTGTATTACATTATACGTTGCCATATTTGTTTACCCCCTTATGCGTTCTTATAACCAGGGGAAACATACGCCCGTATAAAAGACGGACTCCCTGCGTTAGTAGTAGTTTCCCGCGGCCATACCATATATGACCCCGCTGAACCTTGCGGCGTTAATTGTCCGCCCGTTGTCGCTGTTAGTGGAACTGTTAATACAGTTACTGCCGCTGCGACAGCAACTTCACATTCAGAACCAAACTTGTAAACAGTTACTTGGTCTCCTGTTGCGACAGTAGTGGCCGCAATCCCTATTCCTATCCCGGATGTGCATACCACAACAGTTCTTGTATTTCCTGACAATCCATTATCCTGCACAACGCATCCTTTATTGATTGCGCCCGCTGCGATAAAGTTTTCTGTAAATATTGGAGCCTGTATTTCACCTGGCATAGTTATTTACCTCTTTTCTTTTCAGATTCAGCTTCAGCAGTCTGCCTCAAATGCTCCGTGTATTTCGCGTCATGCATTTTTTGGGCTTTCTTGGCCGCTTTTGCGAACGCGCCCTTTTCGGCTGCCTCTTCCGCTTTCATTTCATCCATGACCTTATTGGTCTTTTTTGTCTTTGTGCCGGAATCAAGTTTGTCCCACGGTGTTTTCGCGTCGTCCTCTGATTCCTCGTTTTTCTCGCCTTTATCAGCCTCGGAAAGCTGGACGTCCTTATACCCTTTCGGCAAACTCTTTAAAATATCCGTCAATGCTTCATATTTCCTTTCAGCAAGCAGGATATTATAAAAGCTCTTCTGGTCGGTTATGACCGAAGCCGCGCATTTCTCTTTGCCCAGTTTTTCGACAACTTCCTTTTTCCGTGTCTCTTCCGCAAGCTCTATTCCTTTTACTTTCTCGGTCATCTCGGACAACTTCACTTCATTTGCCTTTGAGGTTGTCTTTAACTCCGATAATTCCCTGCTGAGTTCGCCGTTTCTTTCAGATAAGTTTGTAATAACATCAACTGCCTTATCTTCCAAATATTCAGCCGTTGACGTTTCCGAAAGCTGCGTGATACCCATAGCATTGAGAATTTTCAATAACTTTTTCATGTTAAGCTCCTTTCGCTCTTCTGGTTTTTGTCCATTGGTTTTATCAGGCTCGGAAAGTATCGCTGGCGTGAGCGGTGGCATTTCCTTGACTGACGGCCTGTTTGTCAGGCCTCCCCCGAACATTACATCCTTATACGTTTTTTTGTTGTCGGGATTGTACCAGACATCACGGAAATCACCGCTGAAATACTTGAACTTGTCTCCGCGGATTGCGCTCTGCCCTTCCGCAGTCCAAATTCTCGGCTTCATCCATAACGCCTTTACTTTCCTTCCATCGGGTAACGTATAATCCCGCTTTTCCAAATCGCCAACCCACCCCGCGGCTTGCTCACCGTAGTTAGGGTCTTTTTTATGTGCGAAATCTATATCCACTGTCGGGATAAGATTGTCTTTATCAAAATATAAACCCCTGACATTCGCGTAGAAATTTTTAATATATCCGTCAATCTTTTTTTCAGTACAGACATATAAGGAACCATCCGCCGAATTGTCAAACTCGCCTTCCCTGACCGCCATTATCCATTTTGGATTTTGCCCTTCGTCAAGCTCTATAGTGGAAAAATCCGCCGCGAAATATATCGGCTCGGATAATTCGCATTCCTCAAATTTTTCGCACTCACACTCTTCAATTTCTGTCATGTGATACTGGTCATGCTTATTAATCCACGCCTTGACGCTTTCTTTATCAGGAAAACTGTCCTTTGCGAATCTTACTGATTGCGTTTCGGATTTCCCGTTTTTAATCCCTAATACAAGCGAAACTCCACCACCTATGCTTTTACGGGCATATTTATCATATTGCCCCGGATTCGTCTGACGCACTCTCCATTCATTCGTAGTTTTATCTATACCCGGCATACTGCACCTCTAATCAATATCCCATATAAGGGATACCGCAGAAATAATTTTCCAATTAATTTTAGGATAATCCATTAAAAGTTTTTCATATTTTTTCTTTAAATGTTGTCTAATATATTTTGTTTGTCCTTTTAATTCTATCCATTCCTTAGTATTAGGTAAATAAAAGTCACAAATATAATATCTATTGGTTGATAAATTATTTCCACCTTTCATATTGTTTGTATCTTTCATTTTAAATTTCTTCCCTAAAGTTCCTACATGATGTTGTTTAGCTTCTTCTGGCCATTTTACATGATGTGCTTCATTACATTTATCAGTTCTTTCATAAACTCCTATTGGCATATTAACTCACCTTCTCTGCTAAGGTTTGAAAGCGGTCTACTAATTTTTGGTCTGCTTTTATTCCAGTCCATTCGGGAGCCTCTTCGTCTTTTGTTATCGGAATTAAAATACATCGGCACTGGGGATGTAGCGGCGGCGTTTCGTCTACATTCGGGTCGTCTATTGACAATGTTTTGCCGTCAAGTTCTTCACACAGAGAGCATGTGCTTTCATCAAGAATAGCCGAATATTGAAACCCCTGCAATTCGTTTTTATATTCCATAAA